TCAATGAATCCACCACTCAACCCAATTGATACAACATTCTTTTCCCAAAAGTTTTCACTGTAGTATGGTGTCCAATCAATTAATTTTAAATCCTCTGGTTTGATTCTGTTGTTCCAATGTTCACAAAAATATTTCTTAGCTTCTTCTGGATCTGTAATATTACTATTGAATACCATACCAGAACCAATCCGTGATTGTGTAGGTATTTTCCATATCCAGCCATGATCTACAGCAGGACAACTTACGTAAGGTACACACTCTTTTTCTTTGTCTTCATACGGTACATGACCTGCTACTGCGGCATTGGTAAACAGTCTACCAGTGTCTAGTAATTCTACCTTTTTCTGGTCTTTTAACAGCGATAAGAAGCCCGTACAGTCGAGATAAAAGTCTGATTGGTGTGTTGTACCATTCTTTAGTTCAAGGCTAGTTATAAAGCCATCTAGGTCTTTGTTTACTTTTACAACATCACTTTTGATTATGTTTACTGTGTTAGCACAAATGTTTTGTAATTCAGTTACAAGTTTGCCAGCATCAATGTGATACGCTAGAGTTTCAAAAGCATTAAACACGTCAACTTTATTCATCATTGTGTTTTGATAACTAGGCACACTATATTCTCTGAAATCTAAATCTTGCTTTTGTGCCCAAATATCATATTGTGTACATTTAAGATCGAAATATGATCTATTTAAAAAGAAAGGATGATAAATTTTTCTACCTGGTTCTACCCAATTAGGAAAATCAATACCTGCCTTGTATGTCCCATCAACATTTTGAAACCATTGTGGTAAGTTGATTCCGCATTGCCTTAGGAATGAAGGAAATGTTAGTACAGTTGCTTCTCCTACACCGATAGGATTGCCAACTTCTTTATCTATAACAGTTAAGGGAATGTCCCAAAAATTATTTTGTATGTAGGTTGCCGCTAGCCAAGCCGCTGAACCTCCACCAACTATGGTAATACTTTTAATTTTCTTCATTTTCTAAATATCCTATCAAGTCAAATACGGTTTTTAATTTTGTTTGATTAGTTTTATTTTGTAGTGTGTTTCTTAACCCCATGTGTAAAGGCTTTGGCCATTTACCAAATGTTACCCAGGAATATCCGTCGTGTTCTTTGTTTAGCTTTGGTATAAATTCATTGCCTATTACAACTAGGTAGGTATGAAATTGAAACTTTTCGTCACTGCTTACAAATGTTTCTAAAGGAATAGTTTTTAAAATTTTAGGAGTGTCACCAATTTCTTCACTTATTTCACGTTGTAAAGCAGGCCACGGAAGCTCATCCTTTCCGTTTGTACCACCAACTAATCCCCAAACATTCTTTTGTTTACTTTGTGTTCTATGAAGCAATAAAAACCTTTTTGTTTCCAAGGCATAGAATAAGGCTCCACTACACGTGATTTCACTTTTCATACTAATAATTATCTTAAAGTGCTAGGCGCCACGTACCTTTTTGATACTCACCCTCCCAGCTGAGTATCCATTCTGTACCTGACCATCTATACTGTACGCCTGTATTAAGGTTGGTGATATATTTTGTTGTTGTGCCGTCATCAGCACTAGCATCAAATACTATGCTCCAAGATGACCCGTCCCATTCTACTATATCATTTTGTCCAGCAACAAAATCTGTATTGTCAGTGTTTTTCCAAGCATCAGGACCATCATAACCAGCGGCTCCTACATTCGAACTTGTGTTTATGTTTCCAAGCAATAACAATCTTAATCCTGCTACTTTAGTTGTTGAGTTTGGATTATACTTCTGTGGATCAATTATAAAGTCTACGCTTCCTGTATTATTTCTGCCACTCGGAGATGTCAATGAAGAATTTGTTGGGATAGTATCTTCGTCCCAAACAATTTGTAATTTTGTTCTATCTAATTCATTTATAGTAATTGATCCGTTGATGCTTATGCTACCTGTTTCGCCCTGTAGTAATTTACGCTTGATTTGTAGCTGTGATAATCCTGCTCTATATTGTCCAGGATGTGGGTCTATAACTTTATCCCATATGATTGAACCAACTCTACCTCGATCAACAATTTGTGCTTGGTTGCCCATGATTAATATATCATAATTTTGATAATTACCAGCTTGTATGTTAATACCATTTTTCTGTATTAATCCAGTTTGTAAATCTGTTTTTGCTTGATTTTCTTCAGTATCCGAATACGCCTGTAATTCTGGCATAGAAGCACCTAGGTCTATTGTGCCTTTAGATTCATCAAATATGCTCATTATAACATTTGTAATAACACCAAGTTTTTTTACTTTAGCAGGTAAGTTTATATAGATAGGAGTGCTAAAATTCATTTGTGCTATGTCTATTTCACTTTCAGTACCTTGTGGTATAGTTCTACTACTGAAATTCATGCCAGTAAGTTCAACAACAGTTAAACTACTCCAATCCACATAGTTATCTGTGGTTTGTATTTCTAGACTAGGATTAAACAACATTAACAGTTGCTCCATAATTTGTAGCTTCATGTCTGTGTTAGTTGACCAAATGTCTAAATTTACCTGTAAAGTATATGGTGAAGGCATAATTCTTTCTACTGTGTAGTTTTTGCCTTGTGTATTTAGGTATTCTTCATTTGTGTTATCATATGCTCTTTCTCTAATATGTACTTTACTAACAAAGCTAGAGTCAGCTGTTCTCGTCCTGTCTTGCTCTAAAGCAGTGATGTATACAGCCATTCTTGGAGCTGAAGGAATTTTGTTTTCACTATTATCTCTAATTATGTTAGAAACCTGACGTGTGACATCTCCATACATGACAGGAATCTTTACTTCTTTACCTTCACCATCCTTATACTTAAAGTTACTGAATAGGCGAATAAGTTGTGTAATATATCTTCTTATTTGTCCGTCATAAAAATGTTGCATTACGAATTATCCGGTTTAGCTTTTAAAGCATCTGAAAGACTCTGTCTTTCTTGTACTGTTTCACCACCAATTTGGCTTGTTTTTGTGTTATTTACAAATGTTCCTTTTTGTGTTTGTTTTGTATCTGTGTTACTTAAATTAACTCTAACATTATCTTCCATCTTCACCCATCTCTTTCCATCATATCTAAATAATCTATTAGGAAACATATCTGTTCTTAAAAAATAATCTCCAGTAACACTTCCTGTTGGAAAACCAATACCACTTCCAAATGCTTCTCCGTTAGGTGCTATACCATCACCTATTAAATAACCTTCATATCCTTCTCTTTCAGGTGTTTGGTGTATTCTATCTGCCAATTCATTCTGTGTACTAGCATCAAGTTCGCTTGTATCTGTGGTGACAAGCTCAGTGACACCTTTTTCGTCCACTTGTAAAGTATACAAATGGCTTGTGTCATAACCTGATTTTCCGCTATCTGCTTCTGCTTGTTTTACTACAGCATCGTTGATTTCTAACTCTTTATTATATGTAGACATCAAATCACGTAAAGTTTTATCACTGCCTTCTTCTGCTTTAGCATCTAAAATGTCTTTGTATTCTTGTGAATCTACTATTTGCTTTAGTTTTAATCTATATAAGTGCGGATACCAAGTTTGTGAAAATCCTTCTGCGGCTCTACTAACATCTTCTACAACATAAAACCTTTTTAGAGCTAAATCAAAATCATTTAACGCATGTGGATCTTTCAGGTGTGGTAATTCAATAACATCACCAGACATAATTTTTCTACCTAATGCTTTTACAGTATAATTTATAGGCACAGTCATAAACAAAATATCTTGTGATAAAAATAAACCAAACTGTGACAGATCAAAATCTATATCTGCAACATTATAGATACCTCTTATTGAATAAACGTTAGGATCATATTTTCTGTCTCTATTTTCAAGAAATATCATATCTTGAATATTAGTTTCTTTTACAGCATCATATGTTGGAGTGCCAGCCGTAGCTGTGCCTTCCGCAGGATTTTTTGGTCCTAAATATTTGTGTACAAATACATCAGTACCACCGATAGTAAACATTTCCTCGATGTTTTTGTCTAAGAATTTGTAGTCTTTGCCCTTTTCGGGTCTATATAAACTGAGTCTTGGCATAACATAACTATTTATCAGAGCATAAATACTG